CATTAACTCTTGTGAAGAGCAGCGCGCAAACTACCTCAAGCAAACTGGGCAGACCAAGCTCCTAGAGGCTGATGGAGACGATTACACAGAGCGTATCGACCTCGGCATTGGTATGCTTGAGTGGTACGGCCTCAACGTCCATCCCAAAGAAGACCACTGGTTCCGTCCGGTAATGGTAGAAGTTCCGTTCCAAGTTCCCATTGTTGACCCTTCTACCGGTCAACCTCTACGTTGTATGGCTCCACCCATTCAATATGCTGGTGAAGGTATTAATGTTACTGAGGATGAGTGTCTACGCACCTGTGGACAGGTCCACCCGTACGGCGCCGTAGTCACTTTTGATGGTCGGATCGACGCCATCATGCAAGACCTTTACAATGGCGGCTATTTCATTTGGGATCACAAATCTGCCAGTCAGATCAGAAAAGACGATAGGCTCCTACTACTCGACCCTCAGGTGAACGGCTACACCTGGGCTGCATCATCAATTTTAGGTATTGACATTCGAGGGTTCTTGTACGTTGAGTACCGCAAGGATTACCCTCGTACGCCCAAGATGTTGAGCCGCAGCTATAAAGGTAAGCATTTCAGTACGGACAAGGCAGCGGCGACGGACCTCCAAACTTTCACCCAAACGGTGCAGCGGTTTGACCGTGCAGCCTACGATTCAGGTGCGTACGATGAGTACATCGCTTTCCTGAAGAGCAATGACGCACCAGTATTTCATCGTAGATTCACAATTATCAAGACTAAAGAAAACTTAAAGTCTGCTGGCACTACGATCTATCAGATCGCACGAGACATGATCTCTCAAGATCTGACGATCTACCCGAACGCAGGACACTTCTCCTGCTCTGGATGTGCCTACTACACTCCTTGTCTCGCCAAAACAAATGGTGAAGACTTTGAGCATTCTCTTCGTAGCGATCCATTTGTAAAGGTGAAGTAGATGTGGCGTAAGAGTTCTCTCTGCAAGACAGATAGCCCGATATGTGTAGAAGTTCAGATGGTGACCAGTCATGTTGATGGTCCCATTGTTGCCATTGACGTTCGTGACTCGAAGGAGAATAATGGTCCTGTTCTCTCCTTCCTTCCTGAAGAGTGGCAGTCGTTCATTGACGGAGTAAAGGCAGGAGACTTCGATATCACATGACAATGACTCTGACTCCAGGGAAACTCGGTGGACTAAAGGTACGTCGTGCGAGTGACGATCGATCTCTTCCTAGCGTTTGTATTTACGGAGGGTCTGGAGTTGGGAAGACTACTCTTGCTGCTTCTAGCGTAGAAGTACCTGAGATGAACCCTGTCCTCCATCTCAACATTGAGAACGGTACTCAGAGCATCACTGACATCTATCCTGACCTTGAGATCATTGACATCTCTCGATTCAAGCAGCTTCAGGAAGTCTACAACGAGCTGTATAGAGGGCAGGATTTCAATGCGCAGACTTGTGCAGGATACAAGACAATCATCCTCGACAATCTGACTGAGGGTCAGAAGAAGGGGATGGAGCACATCTTCCAGGCTGAAAAGCTGGCAGCTCAGGGTATCAACTTCACTGAGTTTGCTATGGCAACCTTTGCCAATGGAGGATGGAACCAGTCATCGGAACAGATGCGGAAGCTTATCCGCGCTTTCCGAGAGCTTCCCTGCTACGTTATCCTTGTAGCGTGGGAGCTAGATATTGACAAGTCGGAGTCGCGCCACAAGTGGACTCCTGCTTTCACGAACAAGCTTGCCGGTGAAATGCCAGGCATGGTCAATGATGTCTACCGACTCTCTGTTGACCGATCTGGTGTTCGCTCTTTGCAGACGGGACTGAGCGGCGATGTTGTCGCTAAGGATCGCACCCGAAAGCTACCGTTCAAGCTTGACAATCCGACTATGCCTCTGATCCACCAGTACTGGTCAGGTGCGCTGGTCAAGTCCGCTGAGGACACAAACAAGCCAACTGGGAACCTCAAAATCGGAAAGAAGATCTGATCTAAATGCCTAGTGTTGACTTCACTGACGTTGGTGAGCCTGAAGAGTGGACTCCTGCTCCTGCGGGTGACTACATCCTCCAGCTTATTGAGGCTGAGGACACTGTCACCAAGGGTGGCAAGAATCCTGGTTCTGACATGTCCAAGCTGAAGTTCGAGATCACTGACTGTGACGGTGATCTGGAGAAGTACAACGGTCGTACAATCTACTTCAATGCTCTGTACGATGAGAAGTCTCTTCCGGTCACTAAGAAGATGCTTCAGGCATTCGGCGTGGAGATGGAAGAGGGCAAGCCACTTGACTGGGAGTGGGACGAGCTGATCGGTCTCAAGCTCAAGGCCAAGCTCCGCTCTGTCGGCGCTCGCAAGGACAAGAACGACCCGACCAAGGAATACGGGCCGAAGAACGAGATCTCCCGCTTCCTTGTCGACAATGAGGAGTAATTTTTTATGAGTAGGGCTACTGGCTCCCATCCTGTTGGGTGGGGGCCAGTGGTCTTAATGAGGACTGAGGTTCATGAGTCGCATAACTTTCAAGAGAGCAGGAGACAGTGAACCTGAGGAAACCTTCATCGATCGATATGTAGAGTACGGTTGGTCTCGGACAGATGCACCCCGACAGTATCACATAGCTGGTGGAGCTGTCATTCTGTCTGCCATTATGTGCCCCTTCGTTACCCTACCAGCACAACACACCAAGATCCGTCCTAATATCTGGGCGATGATACTCGCTGGAACTACTGTTACTCGCAAGTCCACATCTATGGACCTTGCTATGTCCACATTGGGCGAAGTACTATCTTCTGATGATTTCCTCATGGGCACTGATGGATCTCAAGAGGGCATTCTTACCGAGCTACAGCAACGAGACGGGAAGACCTCAATCTTCCACCGTGATGAGATCACTGGATTCATTGAGGCCACAGTCAAAAAAGACTACATGGCTGGTCTTCTCCAGTCTCTGACCTCTCTTTATGACTGTCGACAGGAGAAGAGAACACTCCGCACCGGTACCATTGATGTAAAGAAACCACGCCTGATCATCTGGTGTGGTGGAATCAAGACGCAAATGCAAGAGGTAGTCACTATCGAGCACATTCGTAGTGGCTTCCTTCCACGGTTCATTATCGTGTCGGGCACCACGAGTAGTGAACAACTGAGACCGATTGGACCTCCGCCCGAAGTGGACCCTACGGAAGACGTCAAGGCTCAGATCCTCGAAGAGTTGTACGGGATCGTGAACTTCTGGCAGCCCCGGCCAACAGTCAAGACTATCACTCTGGGAGGCACGACCACTCAGCGGACTGTGAAACAGACTGAACGGGAAATGCACGCTACTCCTGAAGCGTGGGATCGTATCAGAGACCTTAGTTATGACGCTTTCAAGCTAGGCGAAAACTCCACTGATCCCAACATCTATACCCCGATGTATATCCGTCTTTCCGACTCGATCATTAAGATCGCTATGCTACTGGCAGGAGCACGGAATTCTCTCACCATAGAACGTGATGATGTCTGTCAGGCCATTCGCTTGGGAGATATCTTCCTCGAATCTGCTACCGATTTCGCGCATGGTGTAGAACAAGCTCCAGACATTAACCCTTGGGAGAAGAAAGCGGACAAAATTCTAGCTTATATCAAAGCACAGCACAACAAGAACAAGACCGTCACCCGAACCGAAATGATGAGAATGTTCCATGTCAGATCTAGAGATTTAGCAGACGTGGAAACAACTATGGTCCAACGCGGCCAAATCAAAATTAGTGTTCGTAAGGGGATAATGCCCAATGGCAATAAGTCTTCGAGAGAACGGGTTGAATACTGGATCGTCGAGAATGAACCTCGGCCGATCGACGACACTCTATCCGTCCCCATCGGGCGCTTTAGAAAGGAAACACCCTACAGCTAAATGTGAGGAGTGTCCTCTCCGTGTTCATGGACGTATGGTCCCGAGTAGTTTTCCTACTATCCGCAGTGACAGCAGCAGTAAGTCTAACGTACTTGCTTTCATTGGTGAAGCTCCGGGACGTTATGAAATTGCTAAGCAAGAAGTCTTCATCGGCCCATCGGGCAAGCTCCTCAACGCAGTTCTCAACTCATATGGCGTCGATCGAGAAGAGGTCTTCCTCGGAAACGCAACCCTCTGTCACTACCCAGACTCAATGAAGAAACTGCCTGATGAGGCGATCGAATGCTGCAAGCCAAGACTACACGAGGAACTACAGCAAGCCGGTGTAACTACTGTCATTCCAATGGGGAACTCTGCCCTCAAAAGCGTTCACCCAGAAATGGCCAAGAAGCTTGGGATCACGAAGGCTCGGGTAGGCCGTCCCAAGCTCCTGAATCAATTCTCCGTGGTGCCGACGTTCCACCCAGCCGCGTGTCTGCGCAGCCAGGAGAAGTTCCCTCACATGCTTAGCGATATAGGTAAGGCTGTGTCCCGGGACAACCTTCCTGACAAGTGGTACGAGCCTGACATTTTCGTCATCACTCCAGACCGTTCTCCTAACCTCATGATTGAGGCGCTTACCGGGTCAACTCTGGCATTCCTGGACATTGAGACGTCCAGGGAGAAGGACACGAGTTACGGCAATGTCCACATGGAGAAGCTTCTCTGTGTCGGCATTGGTCTAGAAGGAGAAGATGATGTCTTTGTCTTCGCCCAGGACTGTTTTGAGGATGAAATCTTCCGTGAGTACTTCAGGGAGTT